CGCCTCGAACTACGGCAACAAGGGCCAGCCGTTCTACAAGGGCGAGGTCGGCTCCATCTACGGTTGCCGCGTCGTCACCCAGACCAACTCGTTCGTCAGCACCGGTTCCGCGACCGCTGCCGATGAGTTCGTCTATCAGGCTACTGCCGCGGGTGGCGGTCTCGCTGCTGGCAAGGACATCATCGCCTCGTTCTTCTTCGGAAACGAGTCGTTCGGTATCCCTGCTCTGACCGGTGATGATCCGCTGTCCCCGCGTATCGTGATCACCGACACCCCGGACAAGAGCGACCCGCTGAACCAGCTCGTCACCGTCGGCGTGAAGCTGTACTTCGCCGCTCTGCGTCTGGCCGCTGGTAACACCGGCTCCACCGGTAACCCGGTGTGGTACCTGGTGCATCGGACGAAGACCTCGACCACGCTGTAATCGTATGAAGAAGACGGCCACCATCATGGTGATCGCCGTCGGCCCGAGGGGGCATCATCGTAATGGTGGTGCCCCCTCTTCTCATTCCGCTTGCGGATGCGAAGAAGCCGACAACAATGCGCCCATGATTTCTATTCCGGTCGAAGCCCTTTCCACCGATATGGAGGATGGCGAACAGGCCATGCCTGAGGTCGGTGATGAGGTTGTCCTGGAGGACGTCCGTGGCGTTCTCAAGAAGCTCGATAATGGCGAAGCCTACGTCGAGATCCGCAGCGTCAACGGCATGCCCGCCGAGTACGAGAAGACCGGTGAGGATGCCATGGAAGCCAAGCGGCCCATGGACAAAGAAGGCATGCGGAAGATGGCCGAGGAGTACGACAGCGAGATGGAGAGCTAAGATGCCGATCTACACCTTCGAGAACAAAGGCCGGTCCATCGAGCATATCGCTCCGATGGGTACCGATTCCATTGTGATCAAAGGCGAACGCTGGCAGAGACAGCCGGTGGCCCGCTTTGGGGTCACCGGTTTTGCCCGCGAGGCCGAGCTGAAGGACCATGTGAAGCGTGGGTTCAGCCGCATGGAAGATCGTCAGGGGTCACGCTTCGAAAGCACTTTCACAAAGAATCAGATCCGCAAAATTTGGGACATATGAGCGACGTATCAAACCAAGCCATTCAGTATTCGATGGGAGTCGCTGGTGGCCGACTCGTGCAGGACACAGCCAGCTACACCGGACCGTTCGTTGCGCTGACGTTCCTGGCTCCGACCGTTATCTCCAGCATCAGCGGGGCGAACATCGTGGGAACTTTCTCGACCGTGACGATCCCGGCTGGTGTCACCATCCAAGCTCCGATCAGCAGCTTCCAGCTTTCCAGCGGTGTGGTGTGGGCCACGAATGGTGTGATCCAGTCCTGATGACCTGTGACTACCCTGGCTCTAGGAACTCGGTTGGCATCGGTAGGTGGCGGCGGAGTCACCCCCATCGATCCTCCGATCATGCGCCGGGATCTGTTGCAGGAGGACGAGTTCTTTGTCCTGCTGGAGGACGCGAGCAAGATTGTCCTTAGCCTTGGAACCTATGACAGGATTGCCACCGAGCAGGGTACTGATCTGCTGCTCACCGAAGATTCAAGTAAGTTCATTCTAACCGTCTACTGATATGCCAGACACGAAAATCACAGCACTTACGGCACTGACTGCGGCTGATCCCGCGAATGACGTGCTTCCAATCGTCGATGTCAGCGACACGACGATGGCGGCTTCTGGTACTACCAAGAAGATCAGCATCAACAATGTTCTCGGTTGTTCTGGCACCGCCACGCTCGCCTCAGCCACCATCACCGGCGACCTGACGGTGGACACGAACACGCTGAAGGTGGATTCGGCGAACAATCGGGTTGGTATTGTTAAGACAACCCCAGCCTATCCGTTGGATGTCGGTGGCCGCATTTCGTACTCTGGTGGAATCGGAGAAAGCACCGATCTGACGGTTTCTTCCAGTGGCACTTCGCTCCAGCTTGGTCTTGGATCATCTTGGACGCAGCAGATTTTCTATCTTGCTGGCTCCGAAGCCATGCGCCTGAACTCCACGGGGCTGGGCGTGGGGGTGAGTCCGACTAACAAGTTTGATGTAAACGGAAACGCTTCGTTCACTGGATTCGGAATCAACGCAAATCCCCAGAATCCGGTTTCGACAACGCAGCGTTACACTCGCTTGCAGAATACTGGCGGCGATTTCTATACGGGAATTGAAAGCAGCGTTGCTGGCGCATTTTTCCCTAATTCAACAGCCTACTCGGCTTGTTTGTATAATGCCGCAAATGTTCCGATGCACTTTTACACAAACAGCGCATTGCGGATGACGCTCGACGCGAGCGGGGCACTGTTGGTGGGGACGACGACGGCTGGTGGCAACCGACTCAATGTTCAGACCGCTTCTGGTGATTGCACCACGCTGATCAAGTCTCAAGCTGCCAACGTCAATTCGGCAATCGACTACGTTTCCAGCTACGGAAACCACACCATCCGAAAGAGCGGAACCGCTGTTTGGGATTACGGCGTCATCAATGATGCGTCTGCAACTCCTGCGTTTAAGATTTCAAACGCTTCCGCAGTTGGCGTTCAGCTTGTTTCCGGTGCCACCGCTTGGACTACGCTGTCTGATGAGACGGTGAAGGATATCATCGAGCCGATTGGAAACGCCGTTTCTAAGGTTGGCTCACTGCGTTCTGTCATCGGCAAGTTTAAGACCGACAGCGAAGGCACTCGCCGCTCGTTCCTGATTGCTCAGGATGTGAAGTCTGTGCTTCCTGAAGCGGTCGATGTGGTGGGCGAAAACAACGAACTTGGACTTCGCTACACCGAAGTCATCCCGCTGCTGGTTGCTGCCATCAAGGAACTGGCCGCTGAAGTCAACGCTCTGAAGAACGCCTAATATGAACATCTCTTGGATCATCGAACGCCTTCTCGTCAAACCGACCGACGGCACCAAAACCGATGTCGTCATCACCGCCGACTGGCGTTGTAATGGCACCGTTCAATCGCCCACTGAAGCCTACAGCGGCACCTGCTACGGCTCCTGCAGCTTCGCACCGCCGACCGGTAGCTTCACGCCATACCCTGACCTCACGCAACAGCAGGTGCTGGACTGGTGCTTCGCCAACGGCGTCAACAAGTCGGCCATCGAAGCGAACGTCGCCGCGCAGATCCAGAACCAGATCAACCCTCCCGTGGTGAGTCTGCCTCTGCCGTGGGTGCCGCATGTTGACGTGGTTGTTGCCGATGCTCCTACCGCTGTATGATCAAGATCGAACTCACGCCGCAGCAGTTCAACCAACTCTATGAGCTGCTCGTCATTGGAATGAAGGCCGGCAACGTCAACAACATGAAGGTCGGCATCCCGCTGGTGGAAATCCTCGAAACAGCAGCAGCCCAACACAAGCCCGAGTGAAACCATGCCACCCGTTGACACCCACGAGCTTGAGGTCCGAATCGTGCGCCTCGAAACCACCATCGGTGACAAGGACTCCGGCCTCGTCTCCGACATCCACGGAATCAAAGCCTGTGTCGAGGGGCTGAAACAGTTTCAATTCAAGCTGTTCGGCGGCCTCGCCGTCATCATCGTCATCGCTCAAATGTTCGTCCGCATCATACTAAAATGAACCCCAACATCGCCTCCCTCATCCGCCACGCCCTCACCGCCGCCGGCGGCTTCCTCGTCGCCAAGGGCGTCGCCTCCACCGAGCAGGTGACCGAGCTGGTCGGCGCCCTCCTGTCGCTGGCCAGCGTCGGCTGGTCTATCAAGAGCAACTCGAAGAAGGAATGAGCGCCGGCTGGATCTACCAGATCATCAAGGCATTCCTCGATTTCTTCCGAGAAACCCCGCCCACCGATGTCCAGCACGGCCAAGCCCCAAAGCCTCTCAAGGATGATCTGGCTGCTCGCGTTGCCGATCTTCCCGGCCTGCCAGCAGACAAAGGTGGTGCTGGTCCCAAGCGGTGATCCCGTGATGCTGGCCAAACCAACCAAGGCCAGCGTCTACGGCTTCGACAAGGATCAGAAACTCGTAGGCCCATCGACGGTGACTCTGCCAGCAGGATGGTACGCACTTCCAAAAACCAAGTGATTCCAACGCTATGTCAATGACCAACGCCGCCGAGGCGGATCTCCTCGACCTCATCTTCCTCAACGTCGATTTCGCGCACATCGGCAACACCGGTGGCCTGCGAGGATCCACCGCTGCAGGCTCGTTCTACATCAGCCTCCACACCGCTGACCCCGGAGAGTCAGGCAACCAAAACACCAACGAGGCCAGCTACACCGGCTACGCCCGCGTTGCCGTGGCCCGCTCCGGATCCGGGTTCACACTCACCACTTCCACCATCAGCAACACCGCCCTCGTCCAGTTCGCTCAATGCACCGGCGGCAGCAACACCCTCACCCACTTCGGCATCGGAACCGATCTGGCAGGCTCAGGAAACCTCATCTTCAAGGGCGCTCTCACATCCTCGCTCTCAGTCTCCAACGGCATCCAGCCGCAGTTCGCAGCCGGTGCCCTCACAGTCACCGTCGATTGATCATGTGGAGTACTACTGCCCCCATTGCCTGCGGCAGTTGTGGCCGACAGAAGAGGATGCACCGCACACCTGCGAAGAGCATCCAGACGGAGTTCCACACGCCGACCTAGTCCCGCGAAACCCCCCTGAAGAAAACGAGGAATAATGGGTTTCAACGGCATACTACCACTGGCACAGGCAACTCAGGACGGACAATCCTGGCAGTCGTTCTTCTTCAAGACATCCCTTCCATCTGGCACAGCAGCTAGATGGTATGACGGTGCCGTAGGCGCTGGTATCCCCGTCTATCAAGCCTACGTCGGAGCACAATACGAGGCCACCCAGATCTCCGGGTCAGCCAATCGAGGCATCTACACTGGGCCAGAACCAGACGGCGGACAGACCAAACACCTGTTCGCCATGTCAGCGGGAACATCCACTGCTTCCGTTCCGCTGACCATCATTCTGGCCGACTACCTTCTGTTCTATCCACTCGTGGACATGGACACGCTGGATACCCAAGACATGATCCAGTCGGCCACACTCCCCCGTTACACCGATGGAGAAGGAGTCCAAGCCTACTTCGTTGTCTCCGCACCAATGACCGGCAACGGAACCGTCACGGTCAACTACACCAACAGCAATGGTGTCTCCAACCGATCGACCACGTTCGGAATCGTCGCGTTGGCAAGCATCGGAGGCATCGTCAACGCATCCAACAGCTCTCTAGGAACTGGATCCATTTCGTCCTTCATCCCGTTGGCCAACGGTGACACCGGCATCCGCAGCATCGAGAGCGTGACCTGCAACACAGCAATGGGCGGTTTCTGCCACATCGTTCTGGTCAAACCGCTTGCCACTCACGTTGTTCGAGAGCAGAACACCGAGGCGGAAACCGTGTTCTTCACTCACAAGGCAAACTGCGTACAAATCCAGAACAACGCCTACCTCAACCTCATCATCCTCAACAACGCAACCGGAACACCCGCTCCACTGAGAGGGTTCGTCCAATTCACCTGGAACTGACATGGGCTTCTCTTCAATGGACGATCTCGTCAACGAGATCACGACCAACGGCAAATTCATCCGCAGCGACTGGAACAAGATCACCGGTGCAGCCGCCTACGCGGCGGGTCGTTGGTACGATTTCTCCGGTCTAAACGGAACACCAATCGCCAATGCGTGGGCCGGCACCGCTCTGGCCTGGAGAACTTGCGACGAAACTACCGGCAACGGCACCCAGATCTTCGGGCTTCCGAACGGCGGCAACGTCAGCACCGATACCAAGCACATCCTCAACGTCTCAGCTGTCACCGCCGTCGCCACAGGCGTTCCGGCACAACTGATGCTGGTCGATCTCCAAGGCTACTGGCCGGGTATCTCCACCGCCTCTGCCTCGCTTCAGACCCTCACCGGCACACCCACCCTTCGTTACACCAACGGCGCTGGATGCCGCTTGTTCTGGGTCCAGACCACCGCCGCCGGTGCCACCGCCCACAACATCAGCCTGAGCTACTCCAACACCACGCCCACCTCTGGACGCTCGCTACCGGTGACCGTGGCCATGACCGCCTCCGCCATCGTGGGCCACATCTCCCACTCGGGCACCGCCGCGAATAACTACGGCCCGTTCCTGCCGCTCGCTTCCGGAGATACCGGAGTCTCCAACGTGGCCAGCGTCACGTTCTCCGCTTCCTCCGGTGCCGGTGCCGGTGCCCTCTGCCTCGCTCGCCCTCTCCTGACTCTGCCGATCACCACGGCATCAGTCGCTGCCGAGCGTGATCTGCTAAACCAGTTGCCAAGCCTCCCGCGAGTCGTCGATGGCGCTTGCCTCACATGGCTCTACTTCGCCGGTGCAGCCACCGCAGCCAATACCAACTTCTACGGCGCAGTCGAGTTCGGTTGGGGATGATCCATGGCGCTCAAACAGAACACGACGATCCTCTGCCAGTTACCACTCAGACAAAGAGGTGGTGACCCTGGCACGTTGCGTTCCATGTTCGGGCGCACCGATCTCAGGAACCAAAGCGTCGGACAAGGGATCTCGTCAGAACTCGCAGGTATCCCCTACGGACATCTCGGCCCATCCGCTTGGGTTCTTCCGTACCAGAGCGGTGCCATGTCGGCGTTCACGTTCGTGGGCGCTCGGTTCACGGTCGATCCGATCAATGTCGCCGCAGGCCGCAACATCACCGGCGATTCACCCGTCACGTTCACCGTAGGACCGTCGCTCCTCCAACTCATCGTCTCAGCGGTCGGTGATTGCACGTTCACATTCACCGTCGGCCCTTCCGATCTTCCGGGCGCACTCAATGCCGTCGGAACCACTTCGGCCACGTTCACGGTCGGACCTACCACCCTCGGCGCTATCGTCGATCTCGACGGTGACACGATCGTCAGCTTCACCACATCGGGATCCACAACCGCCATCGGAGTTCTCGCTGGCGATGTCACCCCGTACACCCCGCTCTCACCCGAAACATTGGCCGCAGCCGTCATAGCGGCTTCGCAAACCACGCCCATAGTCGCCGACGCCAAGAATGTCGTTGGCAATTACAGGGACCAATGGAAGATCAGATCAACTTACAGGAACAGACAACGAAACTGATATGGGAACTCCACTCACAGGTAGCACGGTCGCATCTACCTACACGTCCATCCTCAAGACAGAGGACAATACGACCATCAGCGGAACGCTCAAGGCGGTGTCCGATGGAGCCGGAAACAACTCGGCATTGCAGGTCTCCACCACCGGTGTCGCAAGCACCGGAACCCTCGCAGTCGCCGGGGCAGCAACCATCACCGGTGCAGCCACTTTCCAATCGACAGTCAACATCACCGGAGCAACCACGCTCGGATCTCTGGCCATGACCGGCAACCTGTCGGTCCCAGGTACCCTCTCTTCCACCGGAAACTTCGCGGTTAATACCAACAAGTTCACTGTCGATGCTTCCAACGGCAATACAGCCGTCTTGGGAACCCTCGGGGTCACCGGTGCCACAAGCCTCTCCAGCCTAAGCACCAGCGGGGCAGCCACCGTCGGAACCACCCTCGGTGTCACCGGAGACTTCGCGGTCGCCACGAACAAGCTCACGGTGGCATCGGCTTCCGGCAACACAGCCGTGGCCGGCACCTTGGATGCAGCAGGGGACTTCAAGGTCGCCACCAACAAGTTCACCGTCGCAGCCGCCTCGGGCAACACGGCGGTCGGTGGAACGCTCAATGTGGCCGGCAACTCCACATTGACCGGAGACCTGTCCATAAACGGAAACACGACCGTCGGAAACGCCTCCGGTGATTCGCTCACGGTCACCGCCGGTGCGGTCACCATCAACAACCTTCCGTCCAAAGCCAGCCCTCTCGATGCGGACACGTTTCTGCTCAGGGATTCGGCCGCATCCAATGCACTCAAGACGGCCACGGTTGCATCCGTTTCTCAGGTCCGATTCGCCTATTCAGAAGACATCGTAAAGACCTCCATTTCGGGGCAGGTAAGCTCAATCACATCGGGGGTCGGAACAGCAATCCAGTTATCAAATTCGACCTCAGACTGGACCTACACTTGGACTCCAAAAACAGTCGGTAACAAGTGCATCATCAGGGTTTCAATTCCGTCGCAAATGTCGAGCGACGGCTATCTCTACGCAGGGATAGTCAAAAGCCCCTATGCGACAGCGGATGTCATTGGAGTCGGATCGGTCTACGGAGGAAACGCTTCACCCGTAAATGTGTCCGCAGAAGCCGTCTTCACATCAACGGCATCAAGCCATGAGTTCAAGATCTGGATCACCGTTGGCTCCTCACAAAACGTCACCATTGCAGCCAACCCGAATCCTTCATACTTCGGTCAAACGGGAACGACGTTCCAAGCCAAGGTCCACTTTGAGCTGATCGAGTTCGCATGAAACCATCCGATGTAGCGCAGGCCGCCTGCGACAAACTCTCGTTCACAGACTCGGCCACCATCGCGCTGGCCAACAAGTTCTGCATCCGTCGCTACTCGATGATCTGGGACTCCTGCCTCTGGAACGATACCCTCGGGGTCATCTCCACCCCAGTCACCAACGGCACGGAACTCGTCACCCTCGACCAGACCGTCACCGCCACCTACAACTCCGGGTCGGGCTACAACATGTTCCTCGACTTCCCGGTCGCCGCCCGATTCACCGTCACCGGCGAAACCGATGGCATCGAGGTCCCAGCCGCAGAATGGGTCTCGTTCTTCCAGCTCGATCCCAACACCTGGAACAACGTGGACTCCCGCAAGTCCACCCCAAACAACTTCGTCAACTGGGTCCGCATCATCGGAGCCTCCTACGGCGAGGCCGGTGTCCCGCGCATCAAGCTCGTCCCCACACCAAACACCGACGGCACACTCTTCATCCTCGGAAAGAAGCAGTCCCAGATGCGCCAGTTCGGTGAGGCAACCGCCATCTCCAACGACAGCGACTTCGAGCTGCGCGGAGTCGAGAACGCCCTCATGGCCTACACCGAAGGCGATCTCCTCGAATACTCGCGCCAGTACGGCAAGGCGCAGGCCAAATACCAAGAGGGCGCTGCTCAGGTCTCCATCATGAAGGACATGGAGCGCGGTCAACAGCAGCAGATCAGCCGCATCATCCCCGACAGCCTCTACGACTACACCTTCCAAGACATCCTCTGATGCCCTTCCAGTCCTCAGACGCACTCGATGACCAGATGCTTCTGGATGGAAGCACCGCATTCTCCACAGGCGTCATCTCCGCCACTCGTCCAGATGGCATCCCTGCAACCAGCATGGAGTCGGCCATCAACATGGACTACGACGACTTCGGAAACCTCGTCACTCGCGTCGGGACCGTTTCGCTCGCAGGCAACGCCGTGTCCGGCAACTGGGAGAACATCGTGGACAACTGGGAGTCGGTCGTCTCCTACTTCGGATCAAACCTTCCGACCAACGCCACAGTCTTCTCCGGATTCTACTTCGACACAGCGGCATCCGAAAGACTCGTCATCGCGGTCAATGACACGTTGACCAAGAGCCTCTACTACGGGGCTCCAGCGGCATCCTACAACCTCATTTCGGGATCCACGTTGTCCTCGTCGGCAACCTACGTCTACTTCGCGCAGATCAACGACAAGCTGTTCTACTCAGACGGAGTCGGGTCGCTCAGATACATCACTTCAGCAAACGCCTACTCATCGGTCACAGCCGGCAAAATCAGCCGCATCGATGTCATCAACCAAGGCAGCAACCTCTCGGGTATCCCTGCTGTCACCATCGCCGCTCCACCAAGCGGGACGACCGCAACCGCCGAGGCCATCGTCGCCAATGACGGCAACCTCGTAGCAATCACCATCACCAATCCTGGCAGCGGGTATGTCACGGCTCCTACCGTCAACATCAGCGGTGGCGGCGGTGCCCACGCAGTCGCCTACGTCTCGCTCGCGCCTCCCGCCAAGCCGCTCTACCTCGTCAGCCACACCAACAGGCTCTGGTGCGCTTCAGCAGATACCGCAAACCCGCCAGACACCCTCTACTTCTCGGACATCCTCGACGGCGAATCATGGGATCCACTCGGATCCATCCGGGTCGGTGGCGACGGCGATCCAATCAGGGGTCTCTACTCTTGGTTCGGCTACCGACTCGTCGTCTTCAAGGAACGCTCCATCTGGGCCGTCGATGCCGATCCCACACAGGATCCAGCAGACTGGTCCATCAGCCTCATCAGCGGCAACATCGGTTGCTCGTCGCACCGGTCGATCGCAGCCGTCGGCCCCGATGTCTTCTTCCTCGCCCGTGATGGCGTCCGCTCCCTCCAGCAGATCCAAGCGGGCACCCAGACCAGCATCGGTCTCGCACTCTCCAGCCCAATCAACGATCTCATCAGCAGGATCAACAAGACCAAGCTGGACCTCTGCGACGGCGTCTTCTGGAACAACCGCTACATGCTGGCGGTTCCGCTCGTAACAGATCAGCCATACATCCTCGGAACGGAAACCGAGTTCGCCCTGCTCACCGAGAACTCTGTCCAGATCGCCCTCGAAGGAGCCCTCAACGAGAACAACGCCGTCATCGTGTACCACTCGCTGGCCCGCTCCTGGCTCGGCTACTGGGACAACTGGATCGTCAACGACTTCATTCCCACCTCGTTCTCGACACTCGGCCCAGTTCTCATGTTCGCCGGCGACATCGTCTCGGTCGCGGCTGGCGCAGGCCAGGTATGGTCGTTCAACGACTACCTGCCCGGGAGCCGAACCAACCCGATTGCGGCATCGGCTTACCTCGACGGCGGATCCAACTACGCATCCACGGTCATCACGAAGGCGTACAACCTAGGCGAGCCCATCCCGGACAAGATCGGCTACAGCATCCAGTTCGCCTTCGACAACCCGTACACGACCTCAAACACGACCGCCTCGATCTCGCTGGCCAAGAACATGAGCGGGACATTCTCCACTCTGGATTCCGCCCTCTCGATCACCAACTCCCAGAAGTTCCTCAAAGCCTACAACCTCATCAGTCAAGGGCGTTGGAACACCCTGCAATTCAAGGTGGAAACCACAGGAGGGAGACTGTCCCTGCAATCCACGATCCTGTCCGGATTCGTTGATTCCGTTCGTCCGCAGCAATGACGCCGCACCCAACCATCATCGCCGCTGC